GAAAGACAAGAACACCGCCAGCGCCTTAACGCTAGAATTGCTTACGCCGCCGCTATTGAGCGGTGGGCGAAGAATCAGCCGCCACGCATTCGGTTCTTTGCCGTCAGACGCTGGCTGAAAGAGATGCCGAGGAGGGAGAATTTTTATGAGGCTGATTGATGCAGACGAATTTGAGGACGCACTTGAAAATACGGAGTACGATATCAGCCCCGCATACGAGCCAGATGGTTATTCACATAAACTTATATGCGAAGTGCTTGAAGAGATACCTACCGTTGATGCCGTCCCCGTGGTAAGGTGCCGGGACTGCATTACATTTGAGGAAATAGGCAAGCACCCCACCAACAATGGAGGAACACCATTTGGGTATTGCTATCATTGGCAATATGAGCAGGGCATGTCCCCAAATGAGGTAGACGGCAATGATTTTTGCAGTTATGGGGAGCGAAAGGTGGATGAAAATGGAAGAACTTAACGGCTACACCCCACCTGCCAGCTTGAATTTAAGCGACTTCCAGGATGCTATCGGAGATGCCGTAGTACAGGCGATTATAAAAATTGGTATCCGGGTGAATCGGGAAGAACTTCTGAAAGCTCTGAAATATGACAGAGACAGGAAAAATAAGGAATTGGAGGTACATGAATAATGGCAGAACAGAATTTCAAATTTGATGATGCGTTACTTATGAAGACTGCACGCGAGATGCTTGCAAAAAAATTGACCGAAACAGTGAAAGAGGTCGCCAAGTCCGGGAAATGGGAGATAACCGCCATCGAGCAGGAAGAATCTGACCCGGAAAAGATTCTCCGGAGGATGTTTGCAAAATACGCCTACGGCAACGTCCCGGAGTGGTTCGCCTCTGCGGTATCTGCGACGTTCTATGTGCTGTCTGTGGACAAGGGAAAGGGGATTGAGTGTATTTCCGTCTTGCACACGGCAACGGAACGGGCACCGGCTGAAATTCGGATGACGGCGCAGACAAAACTGCTTAGGGTATGCCAAGAAACCGGGATGCTCGACGGGATTGGGAGTTTTCCTGTTCTCTAGGGGGCAACATGGAGTACAAGGACGGCAGGAAGTACTGCATCGGGTGCCGGTATTTTTTCGGATACTACGAAGGCAGCCGGTGCTGTAATTACATATTCGTCAGCGGGGAAAAGCGGCCTTGCCCGCCTGGGAAGGATTGCACCGTAAAGAAGAAGGAACGGAGAAAAACCCGGAAATGGTGCTAGATTTTTGGGGGAATCTTTGCTATTATTACGGTATAAGAAAACTTTTCAGAGCCTTGAGCCGAAGCGCCGTTATGGTTGCTTCGGCTCATTTGCTTAAAGGGGGTGACAAGACTGAAGCTTCTGGCAAGCTATGTGATTCCGCTCGACCCGAGGACGAAGAAAAATTCCCAGATGATCGCGGGAACCGGGGCGAGATGCCCGGTGTGCGGGAAGCGGGCAAAGCAGTACATCCGGCAGGGGCACGCCAACACGGAGTATTCCGCCATGGCTGGGCGGTATCTTCGGGGAAAGCCCAAAATTCCCATATCCGGAGAGGTGCATATTGTCTACCGGCTGTATATGCAGACCCGCAGGCGGGTGGACGACCTGAACCTGTATGCTTCCCTGGACGATATCCTCACCCGGGAGGGGATATTGAAGGACGACAATATTTCCATTATCCGGAACCGGGACGGCAGCCGGGTGTTCTACGACAAGGAGCACCCACGGGCGGAAATCTACATTTACGAATACAGAAAGGAGGAAGACAATGCAGCGGGGAACGAAAATTTACACCGTTGACAAATTTTTGGGCATCAACGAGGCGGCGGACGGGGACACGGAGCTGAAAATGGGGGAAGCCTCCAGAATGGAGAACTTTCTCATTACCGACGCCTACAACCTGACCCTTCGCCCGGGAATCCAGCGGGCGGACTTCGCCGCCGAGCGAACCCCCGCCCCCATTCTGGGAAACTGGGCGGGGCGGGTCGGAGAAGACGACCTTCTGGTGATCTGCGATTTTTACCAGAACGCGGACAGGCTTTTCGTGTATCAGAGAGGGGCGGACGGAAACCGGCATATCGTCCACCAGCAGACCGGAGCGTTGGGGCTGACCTCCGGGGAAAACGCCATGGTGAAGATTTTTCCCTTCGGGGGGAAGCTGTACGTCATGAGCAAGGGGAACACGGTGGTATACAAAGACGGCACGTTTACGGCAGAAGCCCCCTATGTGCCGCTGGTGGTCACCGGGGCGGCGCCTGCCGGAGGGGGCACCACGCTGGAAAACCTGAATCTTCTCACGGCGCTGCGGCGGATTGAATACAGCGCCGACGGGGAGGCCACGGCCTACGTATTGCCGGAGGAGGCCATCGGGGTGACGGCCATCACCGTAGACAATGTGCCGAAGGACGTGGCGGCCAGCGGCAGCTTTGATTTATCGAAGCACACTTATACCTTTACCACCGCTCCCATCAAGGGAGTTGCCAATGTGGAATTTACCTACACCACGGATGCAGCTAAGGCAGCGGAGAACCGGCTGAAAATTCTGGGGTGCCCTCTGGCGGAGGCATACAACGGTGCCACGGACACAAGGCTGTTCGTTGCCGGGGACGGGACGAATCTGTGTTACTACACCGGAGTTCCCCAGTCGGGAGAGGTGACGGCGCTGTATTTCCCCGCCATGAACGAGGTGGCGGTGGACATGTCCGGCTCCCCGGTGACGGGGCTTGTGCGGCACTACTCCAAGCTTCTGGTATTCAAGCCCGACGGCGCATTCACCATCAGCTATGAGCCGGTGACCCTGACGGACGGAAGCACCATTGCGGGCTTCTACCTCCGGGCGGCAAACCGGGAGTTCGGAAACGACGTGCTGGGACAGATTCAGACCGTGGAGAATTTCCCCCGGACATTCAGCAAGAACGGAATCTACGAGTGGCGCATCACCTCTAGCTACTACAAGGACGAGCGGTATGCCAAGCGGGTCTCGGACAGGGTGATGAACTCCCTGAACCGGGCGGACAGCGCCGGGATCGTGACCTGCGATGACGACTACGACAAAACCTACTACGTGTTCCTGAACGACGACGACGGCACGGTGCTGGTGAACCGGTACGCCCTGGCGGGGGATGGGGGGTTATGGTGCATTTACAAGTCCGGCCTCTGCAAGAGCGTGAAAAACGCCATGGTGCATGACGGGGAGATGGTATTCTTCACGGACACGGACATGTTCTTCTTCTCTCAGGAGGGGCTTTCCCGGGACGCGCCGGTGGCGGCCTCCGGAGAGGCCACGGCCATTGAGGCGGTATGGGAATCCGGCTTTCAGGCATTCGGGGCGGACTTCCAGCGGAAGTATTCCAGCGAGATTTACGTCTCCATGCTGCCCCAGGACAAGTCCCGGATGATTATTACGGCGGCGACGGACAGGCGCAGCGAGTACATGGAGAAGGAAGTGGCAAACGAGCTGTTTTCCTGGAGCAACTGGGATTTCGCGGACTTTACCTTCGGCCTGAACGACACCCCGAAAATCAACCGCATCCGGCTGAAGGTGAAGAAATTCATCTACTACAAGCTGATTTTCAAGGTAAACACGGACGGGGCGCTGGCCACGGTACTGGGCTATGACCAGAAGGTGCGCTTTGCGTCCATGGCAAAGTAAGGAGGAACATATGGTAACGGTACAACAGGTTTTTGATACGGCCATCCATCTGATGGACGAGCAGAATGAATCCAACGGCGGAACCCAGACCGTGGACACCGACGAATACCGGTTCCGCACGATCTCCATTCTGAACACCGCCATTCCGGCGCTGTATCCCTACTCCGGAACGTATTCCACGGAAGGGACGGGGCGGCCGTTCCCCGGGATTCTGGCGGCGGAGGATTACAAGAATCCGGATTTTACCCAGGTCATCCCTCTGGACGACACGCTGTGCCTTGCGCTGCTGCCCTATTTTCTGGCGGCACAGCTGCTCAGCGGGGAAAATGAAGATCTGGCGGCGTGGTTCTTACAGCGGTACCGGGAGGCGCTGCAAGACCTGAAAGGGAAGCTCCCGGGGGAATTTGAGCCGATTTCCACGCCCTACGGGCTGTTTTGACGAAAGGAAGGTAACATATGGCAGAAGAAAAAATCGAAACCGTGAAGCAGCCAGCAGGGACGGCGGGGGGTTCCTGGTATGACAGTCTGGGCAACAAGCCCAAGGACGCGGCGTATATCAACAAGATGTACGACGGCAGTCTGGAAAGCCAGAAGCAGACGCTGGCGTCGGGCTACGAAAACAACGTATCCAACATTGACGCAAGCATGGAAAAGCAGCAGAAGGCCACGGACGCGAACCTGAACAGAACCTACGTGGAATCTGCCAAGGCGGCGAAGAACTACGGGGAGGTGCAGAACGCCTACGGCCTGACCAGCGGCGCCATGGCGCAGGCGAGGCTCGCCCAGGACAATCAGCTGCAGGCAGACCTGACCGCCCTGAGAGCGGCGCAGACGGATTCCGACGCCCAGTTCGAGCGGCAGCGGAATCTGCTTGCCAAGGAATACTCCGCCGCCATTGCCAAAGCCCAGGCGGACAACGACTACCAGCGGGCGCAGGCGCTGTACGCCGCCGCCAAGGCGGACGAAGACCAGCTGATGCAGATGCAGAAGGACGCCGGAAATCTGATGGCGGGAGTGGGTGACTACTCCATTCTGGCAAAGCTCTACGGCCTGACGGACGAGCAGCTGGCGCTGCTGAATAGGAAGTACGGCGGCGGTGGCGGCGGAGGCGGCGGCGGAAGCTACAGGAGAAGCGGCGGCGGTGGCGGCAGTTCGGACATCACCATTGAGGATCTTCTGGCATGGCTGTACGGCGATGACGGCTCCGGCGGGTCGGGCGCCTCCGGATCGCAGAACAGCGGCGGCGGTGCGCCGAACCCGGCCGCAAAACGTCGGGAGTATATCTATTAAGGCCGGCAGATCAGGAGGTTTACAGTATGGCGGTTACGAAGGATGAATCATGGGGGAAGATCAGGGAGAAAGCGAATAGGGAATATCAACGGGTGCAGTCCGTGAAAAAGCTCAGCGGCACATACAATCCGGTGGAGAGGGAGAAATCGCAGCGGGAATACCGGGACGCTCTGGTCGCGCTTGACAATGAGGCCATAGGTTACAGGAAAAACGCGGCTCTTGCTCAGAAAGAGTATGACGACTATGTGACGTCGCCGGAGTACCGGAAGAAGTTGGAAGACATAATTACGGAAAACTTCTCCGCGTCGGAGACCCCCACAAGTATGCCCCAGCTGGAAGATGACAGGGCAAAGGAGCTGAAGGGCAAGGCGGATTATTACAAAAAGCTGTCGAACGACGAGAAGACCCGCCGGATAATGGCGCAGGACATGGCGGAGATCAACGCCATGCCGGAGGAAGACAGAAAGCTGTTTGAGCGGTATGCCGGAGACAATCTTGAACAGATTTCAACACTCACCCCGTTAGATCTGGCGCACGCGATGGAAGAGACAGAGACGGAACTCATCAAGAAATATGGCGCGGAGAGATTGGCCGAACTAAAAGAGAGCTATGAACGGTACACTGCGGAACAGCAGGCAGAACAGGCCGTGCAATCCGCCCACGACATGAATGATACCGGCGTTGGCGCTGTGGCGCAGAATATCGTCGGACTTCCGCTGCGGGCACTGGGCGGTCTCGGCGCACTGGGAGGAAGGGCGTTCGAGCTGATAGACAGAACGGGAAGGTACCCAACACTTGCACCGTATACAGGCGGCGACATCATGAGCGTATACGGAAACGCCGTAACGGCGGACACGGCGGAAAGAATCGCCGGAGACGGAGACAGCAAGGTCAGGAAGGGGCTTTCGGCTGGGTATCAGATGGTGACCTCCGCGGCGGATTCGGCGGTGCGGCTGGCGCTTGCCGCCGCTACCGGCGGTACGTCCGGTTCGCTGGCCCTTGCCGGAATCAATTCCTTTACCGACACCCTGCGCGAAGCGTCCCAGAAGGGCGCGCCTCCGGCACAGGCGTACCTCATGGCCGCGGCGAACGCCGGACTGGAGGTGCTGACGGAAAAGGTACCGCTGGATAAGGCTCTGGACAAGGCAAAGCAACTGGGTGGCAGCGACCTGCGGAAATGGGTACTGAACACCCTCGGCCAGGCCGGTGTGGAGGCCAGCGGGGAAGAGGCCAGTTATTTCGGCAGTCTTCTTGCGGAGGCGGCGATTCTGCAGGGAAACAGCGAATACAACCAGACCATCGGCGAGCTGGTGGCCAGCGGCATGAGCTACGAGGAAGCCAAGGCACAGGCGAACAATGACGTCTGGAACGAGGCGCTGAATACGTTAATCATTTCTGCCGGTTCCGGCGCTATTATGGGCGCGGGGACTACCGCCTACAGCGACGTGATGACAAAGCTCGGTAAGCAGGGGACACAGGCGAACACGCAGGAAACCGCAGGAAGCCAACAGGCGGGGGTTTTGCCGGAGACGTCCATGGACACCACAAAAGCACAAAGTCCTGATGTGGAGGCGGCAGGGACGCCACAGGCGGGGAATGCGCTCACAAACGCACTGGACAAGCTGGCGGGAACGGGGAACGTGAGCAACAAGACCGTGGAGAAGATTCTTTCCGACCCGGCGGCAATGGAGCAGCTTTCCCGGCAGACGGGGCTTGACCTGTCCCAAATGGCCACGGCGTCGGAGAAGCGGAACGCGGTAAAGGCAGCCGTCCGGCAGATGGCCGGGGACACTGCCCCTGCCACCATGAACCGGGAGGGTGCGCAGAGCCTGATCGAGGACATGGGGCAGGAGCTGGCGGAAAGAGCGCCTGCAAGGCAGGAGACGCCGGAGGTCACGCCGGAACGGCAGGCGGTACAAAATGCCTTTGACCGGGTTCTGGGCGTTGACACCGGCACTGACGGGAATTATAATGCTATTAACGGGAATCCGATACAGGGAGGTACGGAAAATGGAACGGGATTACAAGGCACTGATGGAACGGGACTACCCGGAGGAACTGGAACCGAACGGGTTTCTGGAGCAGACGCGGGAGCATTGCCAGTATCTGGACAAGCACCCGGAGGAATGGAAGCGGGAACCCAAGTGGTTCCGGGAGGCGTACAAGGAGAATCCGGAGGCGGCGCTTCTCAAAATGACCTACGAGTTTCTGGAGAGCTTCGCGTAAGCGACAAATTACAGGAAGCCCAGAGGCAGCGGGGAACGCCCACTTATGCCGTAAAGGATACCACCGCCGACCCGGTGAGCTATGAACAGGCATTGACCGCGGGTCGGAACTCCGACCCGGAAAACGGCTGGTGCGTTACGCCGAAATCCGCCCAGCAGTTGAAAGACGGCAACGTCCGAACCTTCATGAACGATAACGGCACGGTGGGCGTTGGCATTGCCCCGGACGGGGACATTGTGGCGGTTTTCAAGAACAAGAACGGAGGACCCCCGAAAGCCCTTGACACCATGATGCCCATTGCCATTGAGCAGGGCGGCGACCGGTTGGACTGCTACGGGGAAGGACTTGCGAAACTCTACGCCAAGTATGGCTTTGAGCCGGTGGCAAGGGTGGAGTTCAACAAGACCTACGCCAACGAGGGGTGGTCGCCGGATAAGGGCGAGCCGTACATCTACGTAATGAAGCACAACGGCGACAGCGCGGACACCGTCGCCCAGAAGATGGGTACTTACCCGAAGATCACGGATGACCAGCTGGCGGCACTGCCCACCTACGGCAAGAACGACTATGACGCCGCCTTGGCCTACCGGGATTCCCTGATGGGAAAGAGAAGTCCACAGGTGGCGGACAGTTCCGGGCAGTCCACCAAGGGCGGACAGGCTGTGGACACGGTGGGGATGCAGAATGAGCCGTCCGGGGATTTGGAAGTATCGCGGACGGTAAGCAACACCGGACTTCACAGCAAGGACGCGGACATCCGGCAGGGCTATAAGCAGATGGCAAAGGAAAACCCGGATGCCGGAATTTACGACGTCAAGCACAACGCGGACACCACGGCCACGGCAAAGGAAAGAACCAGTACCCCGGAAAAGGTTCAGGCGGAATATGACTACCTTATGGGTAAGGACGCATGGACGGCGGAAGACCTTTTGACCGCCAAATATGTGACCAAGAATCTGGTACACTCTGAAATTGACGGCGCACAGAACCAGATCACGGAAATGAATATGAAAATCCGGGAAATCGGGACGAACGCCGGACAGGTCACGCAGGCATTCGCCATTTCCGGGACAATGGCAGATTTGCAGGATTCAATGACCGCCGCGCAACGGGCACGGAACGCCATTCTTGACATGAAGCAGGAGGATTCCACATTCCGGCAGAAGGAAGGCGGAGAAACCTACAAGCAGTGGCAGAAGGACATAGCAAAAAATATTGACCGGATTGCAATTGCGGTTGAATTGGTGGATGACGGAGACAGCGCAGGAATGCGGGACATTATCCGCCAGATCGCCAGGGAAAGGAATACAACGGCGTGGTTCGGCACATCTCAGAATCTGACAGGAACAGCAGAGCGGATTCTTGGGAAAATGGATTTTGACGACCTTAAGACGGTTGCAAACGCCCAGATCGCGGCAATGTCGGATGATTTCCGGGCGCGGACGAAGACGGAAATTGCCATGGGAATCCGGAAACAGAATATGCTTGCAAGCCTTAAAACGTTTGCAAGAAATATCACGAGCAACTCCTTCGGTGGGCTGATGGATTCCGCAAGCGACAGCACCGGCGGAAGGATGATGGATGCGGTTCTGTCTAAGTTCACAGGCCGGAAGACTGTGGGAAACGACTTCAAGAATGTGAAGGCCTATGCAAAAGGCGCAGCGGACGCGGCAAGCTTCGCGTCGCTGTGTGTGGAGCTGAACATCCCGATTGAAACGGGCGCGGGCGCCTCCCTTTCCACAGCTATGGGCGACGGCGGCAGCGGGAAATACATGGGCAGGACTTTCCGCTCCACCGGCAACGTTGCTATGCGCGCCATGTACGCATTCCAGAAGTACATGAGCTACAGCCTTGAGGTAACGGACAAAATCTTTGAGGGCGGAACGAATGCGGCGATTTCCGAAAGCCTGAACAACCTGAAAAATGCGAACCTTACAGAGGAACAGATCGCGCAGCTGAGCGAATTCACCGCGAACCGGCGGACATTCAAGGATGCAACATGGAAAGACAGCGACGGCAAAACTCGTGGCTCTAATCTTTCCAGAGCGGCGGCGGGGTTCAAAAGAGGCGCAGGGGATATTTTCGGGAAACCGGGAGAAGTCGCAGTAGATGCCGTGATTCCGTTCGCGTCGGTGCCTATGAACGTGACCCAGACGGGCATTGACTATTCGACGGGCGTTGTTAAGAGCGTCGGAGAAGCTATTTCCCTCATAAAGGATGCGAAAGCCGGAAAGGAAATCGACGTTGCCCGGCAGAGGCAGGTAGCTTCCGACTTTGGCCGGGGCTTAAGCGGCGTCGGAATGATTGCCATGTTTACAGCGGCGGCTGCAGCCGGCGTTGTAAAGGTCAATGAGCCGAAGGACAAGGACGAAAAGGCACTTTTACAGGCCGAAGGGAGAAGCGGCGCACAAATCAATTGGAGCGCCCTCAAAAGAGGACTGGACGGCGGGAGTTCGGAATGGCAGGACGGGGACATTATCACAAGCCTGGACTTCCTGGAGCCGTTCAATACCCAGCTATATCTCGGGTATGAGCTTTCCAAAGAGGACAGCGTTGCCGACATGCTGAAAGCGTATCCGTTTGCAACCGTGAAATCTGTGTTCAATTCTCTGATGGACAGCCCCATGATGACCGGCTTGTCCGGTGGGGTTGATTTAATAAGCGGTGTTGTTGAAGCGGACGATGCTTCCGGCATAATGGACGAACTGGCCGGGTATGCCGGAGATACCGCCGGCAGCTTTATTCCGCAGTTTGTCAGGCAGACGGCACAGCTTACCGACGGATACTACAGGGACACCCGGGGGGAGACCTCGGCGGAGTATGCCATAAACAACATCATCGCCGGACTTCCGTTCCTGTCCCAGACCCTTCCGAAGAAATACAGCGGACTGGGAGAGGCGCAGGAGCGGGGCGGGTTCTTCAATACGTTTGTCGACCCGACGAAAACCCAGACTTACCGCAAGAACGACGTGACAAACTATCTGGAAGAACTGAGCGGGAGCCTTGACGGTGACACCAGCTTTATCCCGGACAGACAGGCACCCATGTCTATCCATGTAAACGGTGAGACGGTCAATCTGGACGGCGAGGCAAGGGAAACCTACCAAAAGACCTATGGCGAGCTGGTGAGCAGCTATTACACCGGGCTGATGGGCAGTGAAGCATTCCGGAATCTTTCGGATGAGCAGAAAGCGAAGGCCCTGAACCGGGCGAAGACCTACGCCACGGAACACGCCCGGGCGGCGGTTTCCGATTACACGACGGACAGCCCGAAGGACGCTAAAACCGTGGAAAACAGCATTATGCAGGATTTGGTGAGATCGGAATTTTCCAAGGCGTTCGACACCATGGAGCCGGAGGCGCTGGGGCAGGCATATGGTCTCTATAAGTCCCTGCCCGCTGCAGATCAGGCGGATTTCCGGAAGGAGACCGGCGGCAGGGTCGGGTATTACATTACGGCCAAGGAGAAGGGCGTAAGCGACGGGGTGTTTACAAACCTATACAACACCTACAAGGGGCTTGGCGACGATAAGAGCATGACCGCGAACCAGAAGGCGCAGGAGTGGTCAAAAACCCTTGCGGGAGCCTACGAGGGCGGGAAAATCACCAAGGCCGCCCACGATGCCCTGAAAGAGGAAATGGGCTTCCGGCAGACGTACACCGTCAAAACCGAGAAGTTCGACGCCATGACGGAATCCGGGCTTTCTTCGGACGTGGCAGACCGGATCATCAAGGGGCTTGCTGACCTTCAGGGCACCGGCAGCGTGGACAGGGACACGGGGGAGGCCACCGTTACCAACCGGGACAAATGGGGCTATATCGCGGCACTGGACGGCCTGAGCGACAAGGAAAAGGACAGGGTCATGCTGCTGTATATGCCGGACTATAACCCCGATGCGGAGAAGCCCAACAAGACGGAACTCAAATATGCCTATCTCCGGGGCAGGGGGTATTCCGCGGAGCAGTTTACGCAGACCTATGGAGTCACTAAGGAGTTCACCAGGAAGGCGGACATGATCGCCGCATGGGTGGCGCTGGGGTATTCCAGCGAGGAAGCGCAGATGTTCTACAAGCTGTATAAAGGGAAACTCGTGTGAATAATGGGAAAGCCGCCCCGGGTTTGGGGCGGCTGTTTCTTATGCTGTCAGGCCGGTTTCGATTGCCCGGAGGGCTTGCAGGTGCTGCTCCGTGTTCCGGGCGTACCAGCATTTTTTCTTGCTGTGCCAGCGGTAACCGGCGGCTTTCAGGGCGGTACGGGTCTCGCCGCTGGGCTTATCGGGGAAATAAACCTCCACGCCGTCGAACTCGGGGTTGATCTCCACCCGGAGGAAGCCGGCTTTGTTTTCTTCCTGTTTCGGTTCCTTCGGCGCGGCGACCCGGGCAGTCTTAGGAACGAACTTCACGTTGCGGGCGTTGTCTTGCAGACAGCCGAAGTAATAGAAATTCACGTGGAAATAATCAATCATGCCGTCGCAGTCGTCAAGGTTGAAGGACTCCACATAGTTGTCCACAGCCTCGGCGGCGGCTTTCAGCTGGTCAGATGGGCACTTGTAATAATCACCGCGCTCTGCCCAGATGCGCTCGAACTCGGCCTTTAATTCGGCGTCGTTCCAGCTGCTCAGGGTGAAAACGCTGTTGCGGGTCATGCGGCGGAGAAGGTCGTTTTTGTCTTCCTCGGTCAGCTCCTCAAAGTCCTTATAGATCTTGCAGGGGGCTTCCTTCATGTCCACGTGGAGTTCCTGACACATGGAAGCGTAGGAGGTGCGGACGCTGAATTTATAGGTGGGGAATTGCTCCTTGATGAACTGGCGGACGAGCTGGGCGATCTCCTTCAGGCTGCGGCCGGATTCGTAGTTGCTGCCCTTCCAGCCGTTGGCGGTGTAGAACTCGCTGCGGGTGCTCTGGGCTGTTTCGGCGGTGGGGGTCTTGGCGGTGCGGTTATAGGCCAGCTTGAAGACGGGAAACACCGCGTCATACTCGGCATTGATGGCTTTCATGGTCTCGGTGTCGCCGCCGTGGTCGGGGTGGTGCAGCATGGCGAGACGGCGAAATTCCTTTTTCAGTTCGTCAAGAGTGGTGCAGGTGGTGAAGTATTTCATTGTGATTTTCCTTTCTTATGTACTAAGTTAGTATGCTATTATCAAGAGGGTCAATTAAGACCCTCGTTTTTTACTTTTTCAAGACCGCTCCGGAAAATATCCGTGGTTCCATGGGTTCCTTTGTTTTGCTCTATAAACTCTATAAGCTCACGGTCTTCATCTTGCCGTAAATAGATTTGATAACGTTTATAAGTCTTTTCATTCCACCGGGCTTTTATTTCGGTGCTTGTTTTCCCTATTATCTTCAACCTCCTTTCGGGAGTTGGGGCGATTGCTCGCCCCGGCTCATTCAGTCTTCAAGGGTCTTTTGCAGATTGTCGAGAACCTTTTCCATCTTGGCGGCTCTCTTTTCTTCGTCCTTTTCTGCTGCGATCTCCCGCAGAGCATCAAGAACAAAGCGGATAAAGGCTTTGAACTGGCTGTCGGTCTGTCCCATGTTGTTCTCCTTTCTTCGTGTTGATTGGTGTCTTGCTTTCTGTGCCCTCATAATAACATACTAGCTTAGTATTGTCAAGCCCCAATTTTACTTTTTTCAAAATATTTTTTCAGCAGCCCAAAGCCTACCCTTTTCCACCGTTTTAATCTATCATTATATCTTATTTATTCCAGCTTTTTTCTTCTGCAAGGCACAAGCACACTACACCGGCAAGCACCACGCATTTTACACCGCTGTTTACCCCTGCGTCGCATTATTACAATGCGGCGCTTTCTTTTTGCTTATCATGTATTTATTATCGTTATTCGATATTGACAAACGTTCGTTTATTGAATATTATAGAGATTAGATAAATGTTGATTCCGAACTTTTGGAGGTGGTTTTGATGCCCGGAAACGAAAATTCCGGCGCTGGTATCCCGTTTCGGATGCCGGAGAAAGAATTGAATGCCGCTATCAAAAAGTATAAGCAGGATGCAACGGATGGCAAATTTCCCCGGCCATCATGGCCACATTTTTGTGCTACGCTGGGGTACACGGAGGCAGAGGTCAAAGAGTGTATAGAGAGAGGGGAGGAAAGGCAAAGTGCATATTATGGCAGAGCAGTTGCGTTAAAAAGGGTTGCAACCTGGGTTCGCGGGGAGATGCTCAGCGGTAAGGGCTGGTCTGGCCAGGTTCAGTCCAAAGCCATTTTTGCCCTTAAACAAGATATCGGCGATGGTATCAGCTACACCGATAGGGAAGTTGGCACGGCAGGCCCGACGAAGATCAATATTCAGTTTGGCGGGGATGATCCACGGGGCAAGAAGGCCGGGAAATAGCGAACGCCACAAAATAGTATTTTTGTTGCGTTCGTTTTCTCTGAAATGTTTGGAGTTTATATGTGTAATCTGGAAAGTCCGAACATTTCAAGGGCAATTGCAATTGGTGTATTCCAGCCGTGGACGATTGGGGCATAAATGCTATTGGCTATTGTGGTGCTGGTGGTGCTGCCCTGGCTGGCAATAACTCCCCTGGCTGGTTGAAATATAGGCCAGTACCGAAGGGCTTTCTTTCGAGCCACCCACCCCCGGGGGGATAGCGGGGAAGTGGGTGGGGTCATTCGATAAGGTATAGATATATGCGACACACCCTCTCTTTCCATTTCCTAGTTTCCGACCGTTTTCTTCTTCCCGGCAAAGTTCAAACATCAATGCGGCAATAGTAAGATTAATAATATACTTAAAGCCTATATCTAAGATAAAGACTGGTATATACTCTATAGCTTATATAGCTTATATATAACCTATAGCTTTAATATTACTATTATAGCTTATATATGATATATAATATATATACTATACGCAGCAACGAATTTTGAGACTGCCCCGGGAGGGGGTAGAGGGGAAACAGGCGGGGTGGTTTTGAAAAGGCGGTCATAAAAAATAAAAAAATGCTGGTGTAGCTCAACAGGCGGAGCGGCGTCGTGATAAGGCGCAGGGAGCTGGTTCGACCCCAGCCACCAGCACCAAATACGGGACAGTAAGCATAACAGGTACTGCGGCGGATTGCTAATCCGTTCACCGGTGGATTCCGGTGTGCAGGTTCGAGTCCTGCCTGTTCCGCCAAGAGAAAGGGAGGCAATCGTGCGAGTAGATGAACGAGGGTTTTTATATTGCCCGGTGTGTGGGTGCAGGACAAAGACCAAAGTGCTTTCCTCCACGGAGCTGCATCGGTTCCCGCTGTTCTGCGGGCGATGCAAGAACGAAAGCGTAATTGAATACAGCGGAAAAAGCCAGAGCCATGAGCCAGAGCGAACGCCCGGAAAGGGCGTTGGTTCTGGCTTTTTGTTTTCCGGAAAGGACAGATAATGGCGGCAAAAAAGGCGGCTGAGAGCGCTGTAAAAGTGAATATCGGGTCGCCCAATTCGGAACCGCAGTGGAAGTTTTTCCTGAGCACGGCCAAGTACACCTGCTACGGCGGGGCAAGAGGCGGCGGCAAGTCCTGGTCAGTGGTGCGCAAGGCGGCGCTGGGTTCTTACACCTACCCGGGAATCCGGATACTGATCCTCCGGCGGGAATACGGGGACATGGAGGGAACGCTCATTGACCCCATGCTGAAAATCCTGGCGCCGGGGACGTTCAATTACAACAAGTCCGACCATGTCATTACCTTTGCCAACGGGTCAAAGATCAAGTTCGGCAACATGCCCGGCTACGGCGCGGCGGTGCAGGGTAAATACCAGGGTCAGGAATACGAGTGGCTGTTCATCGACGAGGCGACCCAGTTCCTGGAAAGCGAGTTCCGGGGGCTGGCGGGCATCGTCCGTGGCGCGAACAGGATACCCAAGCGGATTTACCTGACCTGCAACCCCGGCGGACCTGGTCATTTCTGGGTAAAGCGGCTGTTCATAGACCGGCAGTTCAAGACCGGGGAGAACCCGAAGGACTATGTTTTCATCCCCGCCACGGTGGACGACAACAAAGACCTGATGGAAGCGAACCCGGACTACGTCAAGCAGCTGGAGCTGTTGCCCGAGGACGTCCGGCGGGCGCACCGATACGGCGACTGGAACGCCCTGGCGGGTGTGTACTTCGACGAGTTTACCGACGGCATCCATACCTGCAAGCCCTTCCCCCTGAAACCAAACTGGCAGCGCTACCGCGCCATGGACTACGGCCTCGACATGTTCTTCTGCATTTGGGTCGCGGTGGACGAAACCGGAAGGTGCTACGTCTACCGGCAGTTTGCCCAGAGCAACATGGTGGTTTCCGACGCGGCAAGAAAGCAGCTGGAATTGACCCGGCCGGATGAGAATATCGACTTTACCATTTCCCCGCCGGATATGTGGGCGCGGAGCCGGGAGACGGGCAAGACCCAGGCGGCGACCTTCGCCGAAAACGGGGTGGGGCTGGTCAAGGCGGATAATAACCGGAAGCAGGGCTGGTACGCTCTGAAGGAGCTTTTCAAGCTCCGGGAGGACGGAAGGCCGGGGCTTATCATATTCGACACCTGCGGCAGCCTGATTGAGTGCATCAAGTGTTTGCAGCACGACAAGACAGACCCCAACGACGTCAGCAAGAACCCCCATGAGCTGACCCACGGGCCAGACGCCCTGAGATACTTCGCCCAGACCTACGTCCTCCCCGGAGAACGGGAGCGGGAGGAAACCGAGGACGACGAGGAAGAGGGAGGCATGGACTATCAGACGGCCATGTGCGGCAGCGGCCTGAGCCGGAGCTACATCATGGGGTAAATCAGAAATTTGCGCCCTACCACAGGCGTGAATATACGGCCTACCAGAGCCGAAAACGAAAGGAGAACACACAATGGAAGAAACGATGGACAGCGGCTACCAGGACTTTGTGGCGGCTTTTGACGGGGACGGCAACCAGACCGTGACCGACCAGGAAACCGGCGCACAGACCGAGGAGCAGGCTGACACGGAACAGGAAACCACCGTGGCCGATGAGGGAGCGGAAAAACCTGACGAGGGAACCGGAGAAGATACCGGCGGGGAAGTCGACGCCCCGGAGGGATCGGACAAGCCGGATGCCGAGCAGACCTTCACCATCAAGGTCAACAAGGAGGAGCGAACCGTCGGCCTTGCCGAAATGACCGCCCTTGCCCAAAAGGGTGCGGATTACGACCGGGTCAAGGAGCGTGCCCAGCAGACCATTCAGGATCTGAAAACCCAGCTGGACGGCCAGAAGGACGTGATGGAGATCATGACCACCCTGGCGGAGAAAACCGGCACCCCCCTGAACGAGCTGGCGGAAATGCTGTATGTCAGCTACCGGAAGGGTGAGGGGCGCACGGAGACGGAGGCGAAGCTGGAGCTTCAGAACGCCCGGCTGCAAAAGGGTCTGGACGCGGTCAACGCGGAGAAGGACAAGCAGAAGGAGGCGGAGGAAAGCAGCCAGAATCGGGCGCAGCGGGAGGTGGACGAGTTCCGCCGGAGCTATCCGGAGGTGGAGTTCACGGACGAGCTTGTGAACAAGCTGACCCCCGATGTACAGGCCGGTATGACCCTCCTGAGCGCCTACCAGAAGTACGAGGCCGCGCAGAAGGAAGCCAGAATCGCCGAGCTGGAACGTCAGCTGGCAGCCGAAAAGAAGAACCGGGAAAACCGCTCAAGCTCTCCCGGAAGCCAGAAGGATTCCGGCGGACAGAGAGGAAAGAGCGATTTTGACGACTTCATGTCGGCATTCGAATAAACAGAATAAACAAACAGGAGCCAAGAGCCGAAGCTGATCCAAACGGGACAGCCGCGGCTCATTTTTTGATTTAAGGAGGAAATTTATGAGCGCAACCATTCATTTTGACGAAAAGTACAAGGCCGCCCTGATGGAGGGCTTCGACAAGGCCTCCGAGACCGACGGCCTCTTTGACCACAGTCTGGACATGGAGTTTTCCGGCGTGAAGACCGTCCATGTCAAGAGCCTGAGAACCGAACCCCTTCAGGATTACGACCGCACCAAGGGCGTGGGTACCGGCAGCCGGTACGGCGACACCAAGGAAGTGGGCAACGAGGAGCAGACCTTCACCATGACTCAGGACAAGTCCCTGAGCCTGTCCGTGGATAAGGGCAACAACATGGAGGTCATGGACAAGCACAAGGTCGGCGCCATCATGAAGGCGGAGCGGGAGGAGCATATCATCCCCGAGGTGGACACCTACCGTCTGAAGAAGTGGGCGGAAAACGCCGGTATGCACGAGGAGCTGGCGGCAGCCCCCACCACCGACACCATCATCGGCTACATTATCAAGGCGCGGAACAAGCAGCGGGACAAGGGCGTCAAGGGCGACGTAAGTCTGCTGATTCCCTACGAGTATCTGGACACCCTCCAGCTGGCGAAGCAGTGGGTCAACCTGGATTCCCTGGGCGGTAAGACCCTGCCCAAGGGCACCGTGGGTCAGATCTCCGGCATGAACGTTCTGCCCATGTCCAACGACCGGATGCCCGCCAACGTGGTGTTCATGATCCTGCACAAGAAGTCCGTCATCTCCCCCATGAAGATCAAGGATTTCAAGGGTCACGTCGATCCTCCCGGCCTGTCCGGCGACCTGATCGAGTTCCGTATGATGTACGACGCCTTTGTCCTGGGCAAGAAGGCCGACGGCGTTCTTGTGGCATGCGCCCCCAGCACCGTGGTGAAAACTCCCACCATCACCATGAGCGGCAAGGCTGCCACCATTGAGACCACCACCAGCGGCGCCACCGTCTACTACACCACCGACGGCTCTGACCCCCGGTATTCCGTGGAGGCCAAGGCTTACACCGCCGCCGTCACCCTGACCAGCGGCGACCGCCTGCGGGCTTATGCGGCAAAGGCCGGCATGTTCAACTCCGCCGTCGCGGCGAAGGATCAGGCCTGATTTATGAGGGGCGGGCAACCGCCCCTTCCCCAGTAAGGAGGACACAATGACAATTCTCATGATTCTGAATATTCTCGTGGCCTGCCTCGTTCTGGGCGCGGTCGTTGTCTCCGACCGGCGTAGACGGGCGCACTACCGGGAGGAAGCCGAAAGCCTCCGAAAGCTGAGCGACCGGGTCGGCGTTCTGGAGCAGGGGCTTGTCCCGGACTATGAGGCGGCAAAGGAGGCGGTCAAGTCCGTGAATGATTTTAACCTGGGCATTTCCGGGATTCTGGGCTTTGACCCCCTGGAGGCGGCGAAGAAAAGCCGTCAGGCCGAGCGGATGGGCGGTGAAGCCGAATAATGAGCGGAAAACAGAAGATTCCCACTAATGAGGAAATCCAGAAGCGCTACGAAAAGGCCTACGGCTTCAACCAGCAGATCGGCCTGTATGACACGGTGAAGGTCAACGAGGACTTCTTCATAGGAAATCAATGGGAGGGCGTGGAGAGCAACGGCCTGCCTACCCCCACCTACAACATGTTCAAGCAGATCATCAACTTTCAGGTGTCCACCATTACATCGGACAACATGACCATTCAGGTGACTCCCATGCCCTCCACCTCCCGGTATACCCAGAGAGAGCTGGAAGGCTTCGCCGAGATCATCAACCACCAGTTTGCCGCCATTATCGAGCGCAACCGGATCGTAGCCAAGAACCGGGAGTTTTTGCGCAACGCCGCCGTTACCGGCGACGGCTGTATGCACTTCTACTTTGACCCCACCATTGAAAACGGCCAGGACGTCAAGGGAGAGATCGTGGCGGAGATTGTGGACAACCTTCGGGTTCTGTTCGGTAATCCCAATTGTCGGGATGTCCAGCGTCAGCCCTGGATCATCCTTGTGCGCCGGGAGCTGGTGGAGGACGTCCAATGGCGGGCGGAGGAGCTGAAAAAGGCCGGGCAGTGCGGCATTGACGACCCGGACAGCATTACGGCGGATTCCGATAAATTCCAGAACAAATACGACAGCTACACCGACGACAAGGTGACGGTGCTGACCTACTATTTCCGGAACCGGGACACCCGCACCATCTGGTGCATGGAAAGCACGGAGAAGGGCATTCTTCGGAATGCCTATGACACTGGCTACAGCCTGTACCCGCTGATCTGGATTAACTGGGACTATATCCGGGACTGCTACCACGGTCAGGCGCTGGCCACCGGAATGCTGCCCAACCAGAAGTTTATCAACAAGATGTTCGCCCTTGTCAGCATCTCACTTCTGACCATAGCGTTCCCAAAAGTGGTCTATGACCGGAACAAGATCAAGCACTGGGACGGCAGCGTGGGAACGGCCATCGGCATTTCCGGAGACGTGAACAATGTGGCGAAGATTATCGACGGCGCGTCCGTCAGCCCCCAGATTGCCCAGTTTATCGAGCTGAGCTTTGACAAGACCCGCTCTCTGCTGGGCGCGTCTGACGTGGCCATGGGCGACGCCCGGATTGAGACCACAAGTGCGATTATCGCCTTGCAGCGGGCGGCCAACACCCCTATGGAGCAGACCAAGCAGAACGACTACCAGTGCATGGAGGAAGCGGGAAGAATATGGCTTGACATGATGGCGGCGAAGTACGGCACCCGTATGGTGGAGACTTCCCTGGACATGGACAAGCCCGGTGAGCAGCCACTGGGAATGCAGCTGCCTAAGCAGACCTTTATGCGGCCGTTCGATTTCGGCGTTTTGAAGGAGCTGCAAATGGCCATCAAGCAGGACGTGGGCGCCTGTTCCTACTGGTCGGAAATGGCCTCCATGCAGACGCTGGACAATCTTCTCATGAACCATCTGATCACGCCGAAGCAGTACCTTGAGCGGCTCCCAAACGGCTATATCACCAAGAAGCAGGAGCTTCTGGACGATTTTGAAGCGGCGGCCATGGCCGGCGCTCCCGCCGGGAATCCGGGAACGGGAATGAGCGTCCAGACCACGTCGGAGGATATGCCCGTCAATGGCGGCGGCGGAAACGGAGCGCTGCAAAGGGCGCTGAACAGGGAGGGAGCATAAATGGCAAAGATACCGGAACTGACCGCCGATATGGAGGTCATTCAGAAGCTAGGCAGACGCCCCAATGTGGATGACGGCCTTACCGAGGCGGGATTCAAGGCAAAGTTCGACGAGGCGGGAATCGCCATCAAGAAGTTCATAAACGAAAAGGTCGTTCCCGCCATCAACGACTATGTTGTCAGCACAGACGGCCTTCTGGACAGAACGGGCGGCACCATGACCGGGGATATCGCCATGAGCGGGAACAAGGTCACGGGGCTGGGTGCGCCTTCGGATAATGCCGACGCGGCGAACAAGGACTATGTGGACACGGCTCTGAACGGCGTCAAAACAGTTTCCGTCTCCGCAACACTGACCGTTGCCGGTTGGTCTGCCAGCGCCCCGTATACCCAGTCTGTTACGGTCTCCGGTCTGACGGATGTAAAGCGTGCGATGGCTTATCCAGTGTACGGGAGTAACACGGCCACCAATCTTGCGCTGAAAGAGGCGTGCGGTATGGTGAGCTTCGCTTCCCGGTCAGGCAGTACGCTGACGTTTACCTGCCTTGAGGACAAGCCCACGGTGAATATTCCGATTACGGTGGAGGTGTACGTATGAGCATTGCAGTGCCTTTATATGGATTTGGCGCCAGCGGCGGCGGTTCCGGCGGCACCCTTACCGTCACAGCCCCGGCGAACGTCACGGTGACTGTTTCCAAGGACGGCAAGACAAAAACCAAGAACTCCGGCACCAGCGGTGTGGTGGTATTCAAGGGACTTGCAAGCGGGACGTGGACACTTGCGATTACGGATGGGTCACAAACCTCATCTAAGCCTGTTGTCGTCACTGCCGATTATTCAACCGTGATTGCATTTTTCACAGCCACCATCAACATCACCTATCCCGCCGGTTCGACCTGTACTTGCTCTGACGGTACAACGACTATATCCGCCCCAGACACTAGCGGTACATGGGCTTGCATTGTGCCGAACGCCGGGACGTGGACTGCGGCCGCTACAGATGGAGTAGAAAACACCAGTGAATCTGTATCTATCACTGCAGATGGTCAAACTGTGGCTGTGGAGCTGAGTTACTATACCTACCTATTCAAGCCGAATACAGATACTACCAATGTGACTGGTGGTTGGCAATTAAACAGCAAAGGTTCACTAGACAGTGCAGGGGATCAACTAGTAGCTACATTTACGAACTACTACAATCGCGTCGAAATCTTTAGCGTGGCAACCATCAATAAAATCGATTTTACGGAATTCACTACGTTGGTGGCTACATGTAAAGCTGCGGTTGAGGGCAACTCAGCGCCTAGCTCCGCCACCTTCGCAGTAGCCAGCACTCAGTCTGGATTTAATGTCGCTGGCACAACGTCTACTAAGGTTGCATCCACTACTTTTAGCAATAGCACAAATACCGTTACAATAGACGTATCTGGAATATCGGGATCGTACTACGTAACATTTGTTGTGGGGTTGCCCAATTACCAAACGGGAACGCTTACTGTAGATGAAGTTAAATTGATGAAATAGGAGGTGCATACTGTGAAAACAATCTATCTTGATTCCGATTTCAAATGCCACATTTCCGTTTCCGATGGACGAACGCAGGTTGAAACGGATGCCTTCGACGGTAAGTGCGACGCTTACATTGAGGGCTACCGCTTCATCCCGGCGGGTCAGACGTGGACACGCTCCGATGGCACAGTTTTCGCCGGTGAAATGATCGCCCCGTGGAAATCTTGGGACGAGCTGGACACTGCACAGCGGGAGTATGAGCGGGAGCAATACCAGACGGTTGCTGCTCAGAACACTGAGTATGAAGCCGCATTATCCGAAATCGAAGTTGCGCTGGGGGTGAACGCATGACCATCGAAGAACGCAAAAACGCCATCCTTGCGAAAATCACCGAGATCAAGGCCAGCGGCGGCGAGGAACAGCTGAAAGAGCTGGATGAAGCCTACAAGAAAGGGGTTGACAGTCTGTGACACAAGAGGAAAGAAAAAGCATCATGTATGCCCAGGGGCGGGCGAACGCGCTTGCCTTGCAGGAGAAAGCCCCTGACATGACAGGCACCGAACTGAACGCGGCGGATAGCGACATTCCCAGTTTTAAGGCCGCTGTCGCAAACAAAAACATGCTGGAACGCAAGGCCGGGTTTGTGTGTCAATCGTCTGCTGGCCGTGTGGTGCGGCTGGTGCAGCCCTATGACAGCACTATCTACACCCAGGAGCCAGAGGAGCTTCCTGCACAGTGGGGGTTTGCTTGGAGCACAGACCCAGCGAAAGCGTTGCCATTCGTCGCTATGTCTACTAGCCCCTATAATAAGGGCGACTGCTGCACGGAGGGGGGCAAGGTGTATCGCTCCAAGTTGGCCAATAATGTATGGTCGCCGTCCGCATACCCTCAGGGCTGGGAAGAGGTGAACGTATGACGGTAAAGCAAATCCAATGCCTGTTGACCTATCTGGGCTATTCTCCCGGCTCGATTGACGGTGCTGACGGTAAGAACACACAAGCGGCCATCCGGGCGTTTCAGGCCGACTACGGGCTTACCGTGGACGGGATTCCGGGGGCGGCTACCCAGAAAATGCTGATTGGTGCTATCGCCGGGACGGCGGTAAAGGTGGAGAAGCCGGAAAGCAGCGACGCGCCGAAGACGGGAACATTCTGGGACGATATCCGGTACTTTACCCGGGAGGAATTCCGGTGCCAGTGCGGCGGGAAATACTGCAACGGTTTTCCTGCCGAACCGGTGGAAGAAACCGTCCGCATGGCGGATGAGATACGCCGCAGGGCGGGGGTTCCCCTGAATGTGAATTCCGGTGTGCGGTGCAAGCGGCACAATGCCGAGGTGGGTGGGGTATCCAACTCCCTGCACACCACGGGACAGGCCGTAGACCTCTCAGGGGCTATCTCCCCGGAGAAGTTATATGCCATAGCGCAGGAGGTGCAGGCCGAGAAAATCCCCGGGCGGGGCGGTCTGGGGCTGTACGGATGGGGCATTCACGAGGACAACGGGAAGCACAGCCGGTGGAACGGCTGAGAAGGGAGTATGCCAATGGAAGAAACGGAAATCGCTGGGCGGCTTTCTGCGGTAGAACAGCGGAGCAAATCCAACTCCCACCGTCTGGACGCGCTGGAACGGCACACGGAAGCGGTGAACACGCTGGCAACGTCTGTTGCCGTCATGGCGGAGAAGGTGGAAGTTACCGGGGAGAAGGTTGACGGCCTCTGCACGGACGTGCAGGAGCTGAAATCCGAACCCGGCAAGCGGTGGAAATCGGTTGTAGAAAGGGTCATCTACATCGTTGTGGCCGCTGTTGTAGGGTTTATTCTTGCTCGGCTCGGGCTGGGCTGATTTTTAAGGAGGAAAACAAAATGATGATTAACTGGGTTGTACGAATTAAGAACAAGAACTTCTGGCTGGCCGCGATTCCCGCGCTGCTTCTGCTGGTGCAGACGGTAGCCGCCCTGTTCGGCTTTACGCTGGACTTGGGCGAGATTGGCGACAAGCTGCTGGCCGTGGTGAACGCCGTGTTTGCCCTGCTGGTGATTCTGGGCGTTGTGAACGACCCCACCACCGCCGGTATCGCTGACAGCAAACTGGCAAGAACCTACAGTTCCCCCAAGGAGGACTGATGTGGTAAGTGGATAAAGTCCCGTGGAATCGGGTAATTCTGGATGAGTTCTGTTCTCTGGCGATTCTTACGCCGTTGGAGGAAAAGATCATCCGCACCCGAGCCGCCGGATGGAGCCGTGTACAGCAGTGCCACGCTTACGGCATGTCCCTTGCCACATTAGATAGGCACATTAGGAAGTTGAAAAACTCCTATAACAGTGTGCAGGAGTATAGCTACATACTCCCCAAAAACATAGACTTCTGATAGCTTTTTGAAGGATATGCGATTGTAAGTCGGTAGGGAAACGAGAGTTTCCCTACCGACTTTTTTGTTATTCTATAGGCAGGAAGGGGGCGTTGCCTATGGCTGAATTTCAAAGCTTTAATCCAAATCCCCGCGCCGCGAAAGTCGGCGATTGCGCAGTTAGAGCTGTGGCAAAGGCTCTTGGAATTGACTGGTATCAATCATACGTTGAGCTGGCCAGCGAGGGGCTGACTCAATGCGATATGCCTAGCGCAAATAACGTATGGGGCGCGGTGTTGCGGCGGCACGGATTCAGGCGGGCGGGGGTATGTTGTTCACCGTGAAGGCGCTGGGCTGGTGACGCTTCGGGGCATTTGCAATGGATGTTCCCCGATCGCGCGGTATCGCGTGCTTTTCGTGGGAAATATCTCCGTGCCTACCGGCGGAACCGCTGGGGCTATCAGCGTAGCGCTGGCGCTGGGCGGTGAAGCGCTTCCCACCACTACGGCGACGGCAACACCCGCCGCCGTTGGAGACGCATTCAACGTGGCAACCTCCGCGTTTGTGGATGTTCCCCGTGGGTGCTGCGTAGCGTTATCCGTGCGCAATGTCTCCGCGCAGGCAATCGATGTTGCCAACGCCAATCTGATGATTGAGCGCGTGGCCTAGGAGGTGAAATTATGAAGCACTGGGAACAGTTGAGAGATACACTTTGCCGGGAACTGGACGAAATCGCCGAAAAAGGCGAACTGTCCGCCGGTGATCTGGAAACCGTGGACAAGCTGACGCACACCATGAAGAATCTGGATAAGATCATGATGGGCGAAGGATACAGTAACGCCGGGGACTGGTACGCTATGGGCAACTATGGACGGGATGGCTATAGAGCCGATTACCGGGACGGCGTGAGCTATCGAGGCCGTAAACGCGATAGCATGGGGCGCTACAGCCGCGCAGACGCCAAGGAAGATATGGTGGATAAACTGCGGCGCATGATTGATGAAGCGCCGGACAGCCGGACGCGAGAGGCTCTGGAAAAGGCCGTCCGTTGTATGGAGGATTAAAAAATGTTGGCAGAGCGGGATTTGCTGGAAACAATCGAAGAATGTAAAGCAGTGAAGCGCCCGACGGCGGCAACATGCCAGTTAATGGCCTCGTGCTATACCATTCTAGATCACATGTTCCCGGAATATTCCCGCTCTGCTGATGTTTCCCCCGTAAGCTTGTATTCCTCCGCTCCTGCGCCACAAAATGATGAAATATCCGGGAGCGAGTTCGCAATTGCCGCAAATTCAGCGGGAATGAAACGGCTATTAGAAGTGATGGACGAACACATGGAGTGCATTCGGCTGATATACCCCAAAGAATACGCGGCGATTATGCGGCGGCTCAGAGAATGAGCGGCAAAATTCCGTTGCCAATCCGTTGCCAATTTGCACCATAAAAACGTACCGCACGCGGGAAAATATTAAAAACTGTGGTAATACTTTCTCGTAAAATAAGTTTGAAGAACGTGGGAATATAGCTGATAAAGCAATAAAAAAGCCCTAGAATAAGTTTCTAGGGCTTTTTTGATGTGGCGGAGAGAGTGGGATTCGAACCCACATGATAAATTTGTAAATATGTTGCGGCACTAGCGATTTTTAATTTTCATTTCCCATGCCGTTGCCAATTTTGCGATTTTCCATTGCCTCTGGCGTGAAATAATCCGTGAACTCTTTCGAGCGTTTGGCAATATCCCGTTCCGCTAAGTGCGTGTAAATTTTGCGCATCGTCCCTAAGTCTTTCCATCCGCCTATGTCCGCCGCCATCATTTCCGGGATTCCCATATGGTAGGCCAGCGAGGCGAAGCTGTGCCGTAATCCGTGCATCCCCACCTCTGGCAAGCTGTTTTCCCGGCATATTTTGTTGATGCGGTTGAATAGCGTACATGTCGCGGCGTTTACAACAAATTCCGTATCTTTCGGCGCGGCCGTAAGCGCATCGTAAAGCGGTGGAATCATAGGAACGGGGCGACGGGATTTTTTCGTTTTGTTCTGCGGCTTGAGCTTCAGCCCATCTTCACCACGGACTTTTGCACCACGAACATAAATTGCCCTGTTTGCAAAATCGATATTCTCCCACGTCAGAGCCAACATTTCAGAGCGGCGTAAACTGGATAAGCAAAGCAGTGCCGGGATTTCCACCGGATCACCTTTTACGGCCTCAACGAAAATATCAATCTGGTCAGGCTCTAGGAATGGCCGCTCGTTGTCCTCTTTCTCGAAAAGGACGACTTTCGGTTGCTTCCCGGTTTCTTTTTTGATTGCCGCCGACATTAGCCCCCACGCATTCTTGATGTACTTCGGCGATCTGCCCATTTTCTTTTCATCGTCTATAGCGGCCTGCCATCGTGCGTCCGGCGTGGTGTAGATATTGTATGCCATCGCCCGCTGAAAGGTATTATCCCGATATCTGATATAGCCGTATACCGTAGACGGTGAGCGACGCCCACGGCGGACTAAATCACGGGTATTCTCTATGTATGCGTCTACTGCTTCGCCTAGCGTAAGCTGCCCCTGTGGCCGCTCCTGAGCTTCCAGAATGCCGTTTTTGATTGCAAGGTATTCTGATAGGCACTCATCATAAGTATCGCGTGTAATGGACGTGCGCCGCCCATCCAAGTATACACGTGTGTGCCACGCCCCAGATGGGAGCTGCTTAATTTTTGGGAGCCTGATTTCCGGCTCCTTCTTCCTTTTTGCCATTTCGTTCGCCTCCACTTAAAAGCCTGTGGAAAATCAAAAATGCCGTGAGCATAAAAACAGCGGCGATTCCTGCCGCGCCAAATAAAATTACCGCAGAAATCTTTTCGGAGCGAATCAGCCCCATTTCCGTGTTCCGGGCATCCAGCACCATATAGATTATGAGTACCGCCGCCAGCAGAATGTTTAACGCGCACTGCCCGTAAATCAAGGGCTTATCTTCCCTTTGCGCGGATGCAAGCGCACTGTCTTTTTCTGAAAGGGCGTCGCTTTGCTTGCGGATTCTGGTATCCCGGGCAGATATTCCCGCCTCCTGAATCCGGCTCCGATCAAGGAGGCGGGATATTGCGGCGTCCTTTTCTTGCAACATTTCGTCTTTGTGATCGAGTTCAAGCTGCAAAAAATCCACGGTAACGGAATCGTCGCTTTTCTGCGGGGAAAGCCCGATAAGCTCGTCTGCGGATAATTCCAGGCTTGCGCATAGGGAGCACACATCCATGAAGCCCGGGTTCATCAGTGTCCCGGCAAAGAAACGGTTTAGGGTCGTTCTCGGTATCCCGGTCTCGTCGGCCAACTGCTGAACGGTTTTGCCTTGCTGCTGCTTGGCGGCCTTGATTTTTTCCACCAACGTCAAGCTTTGCTCATGCAGCGCTAAAATACGTTCCTCCGTGGGCAAAACAACTCGCTCCTTTCATTTTGGCACGCAAAATCTACGCCGTGTAAACGGATTGTCCGATTTGCGCGTTTACTTTTATAGTGGTGGGGACTATGGTAAAGGTGCAACCGGCAATGGACACACGTCGTTACCGGCGGCAAAGCCCCGTCACCTTGTGGCACGGGTGGCGGGGCATATCTAAAGCGTTCCCCGCCGCCATGCGCATAGCGGCCACTCCGGAATACTCCGGGAGTGATGAATGCTGACAACACACTTGTTGACTATTTTGCCATTGATCCGAAGAAGTCAGTTTGTTCCTTCACCCACTTGGCCATGTAACCATATATCGGTTGCGGGATCTCTTCGGAATCCGGCATTGATTCCGGTATATCTCCAAAATATGTAATTCTATTTACCTTCCTTAATTCGGAATTTTTGGGTGTCTCGTAGGTTTCCTCCTGCTTGAGATCCATAGATACAGCGTAGCCTTTCCCTCCGAAACTATTCCGATAGGCAGAGAAATTAGACGGGGCAAATGCATACAGAAGTTCCCCAGATTCTTCTACGAACAACGAGCCAAGCTTTCCAATGTGCTTAAAGTTTGTATCATTTTCTTTTTCAGGTTCATTGTATAGCGCATATACATCTGCATCCTCTTTTTGCAGCCAATGAACGTCAGCGTTATCCAATTCTGATACGTCAAAGGTTACAACGCAATACAGAAAATACGAATATGTTCCACCATCGTCATAGTGTTCGTAAAAATCCACGCTTTTGAGGTATACGTTTTTCCCGTTGTACTTTATGGCGCACGGGAGGTTGTCGGCAATCGTTGTGTCGCCAGATTTTCCCGTCATTGTAGTGTTCCCGTTATCGTCCGTCGCGGTGGTACTCGCCGGTTTTTGTGAGGACGCAGACCAGAAACCAGAGTTTCCGCACCCCGTGAGGAACATGGCTATACAAATTAGAAAAGCAATCATTTTCTTCATGATAGATACCTCTTTCCATAAAATTCTACAATAAAATAATACCACGTTCGGAAAATAATTTCAACGAAAAGAAAAATTTTTGTGCAAATTTCTAATTAGTCCGGTTTATTGGACACATGACGTGCTATTATACGCTATGTAATCAAACAAACGTTTATAAATACACAATGGAGGGAGAAAGCATGAAGGAAAGAGAAGAACTGATCCGGTACATATCCAATTTGACAGAAGCAGACATGAAGAAAATCATTCAGCGTCTTCCAGAATTGATTTCAAAACTCGAAGCGCAAGGGCTGCCTGTTCGTCTGTTAAAGGATACACATATTGAATAAGCCGCGCTTTTACGTCAGACAGCTCACTGGGAACGGTGAGCTGTTCTTTTTTGTCGGCGCTGTCCCAACCCATAAGGAATGATGTCGTTACGCCGATTGCGCTTGCAATTTTTTCGAGCCGATCAATTGGAATCTTCTCCGTCTGCCCGGTAGCATACCGCTGTAAAGCAGACTTTGGAATACCTGTTTTATCCGATAAATCGCCATAGGAGATATCCTTGCAAGTTATCGTTTCTAGGATTCTCTTTGAAATATCGCTCATAATGGCACCTCCCTTCTGCGTATAGAATAACACGGTTATCCCAAAATTGCAATACCGGAACAAAAAAATTTTCAAAATTGTCCCAATTTTGGGTTGACAAATGAGGAGAAGCGTGATAGTATAAAGGCGTCCCAAAAATGAGACGGAAGGAGGGCAAAGCATGTCGACGAACAAGTTAAAAGGGAAGATTGTAGAAGCGGGATTTACTCAGCGGTCTCTGGCTCTGGAAATCGGTATGTCCAAAAACACATTGAATTCCAAGGTGAACGGGAAGATTCCGTTTAACACTATCGAGATAGAGGCTATATGCGAGAAGCTTGGCATCACCGACCCGGCAGAAAAGGCACTTATTTTTTTACACTAATCGTCCCAAAAATGGGACAAGCCTAGCAAACCAGATAACGGGAGGTGAGAAGAATGGAACCTATCGAAATAGCATCGCTTGGCCTGGGCATTGCCAGCGTCATTCTAGGTACTCTAACAGCGATACAAAACATCCGCAACTCTCTGGGAGAGCAAGAGTCCTGGAAACAACGCGGCCGCGAGATGTTCCGAGAACCACCTTGCAAGGGTCACCGGACACCGGAAGGACATGTTCCGTCCGAAGAAGAACGCGCGATGATCCGAGCGGGGCAATATACAGGGGGAGAATCACGGTGTTGATAATTGGCCTTTTATTCAGCTCCGGGTGGGTATAAGTGTACAGTGTTGTTGACTGTTCTCCAAAAGGAACGCCGTTGATCTCACCGCGTGTGACGGAAATTCCAAGCTGGGATTTGTTTGTAAACTCGACTAGCATAACCGTGAATTTGGCCTCATTGTAGATTTGCTTGACCGAAATACAGAGCCGTTTGTGATTGGCAATCAGGCTCTTTACAAAATTGTAAATCGACAGTGCAAAGCCAACGACCGCTATCCAGAACGTAATACAATTCGCAATTGACATAAAATCGCCTCTTCCTGTGCTTTTCCACCAGAATAGCACAGTGAAGGACAATATGCAATAAAAAAGACGTGAATAAACGAATTACGGATTATATGAGAGGAGGTGCAGACAATGCCAAGAATCCGGCAGTATGCCGAGCGCTACGCAGTGGAGGATTTCTGGAAGGAAATCGACCGCTGCTGTCCCCTGGCGGGGATTCAGAGCAACAACGCCGCCGCTCTGGGGCGGGGAATCGGGGTGGATGGGCAAAACCTGCGGCACTACCGAAATGGAAAAACAGTTATGCCCCTTGACGTTCTGCAAAAGCTGGTGACAACCCTCCGCCCCAACCCGGCAGTGATCCTGAAAACCCTGGGGTACTCTGAGAAGGAGATACGGGCGTTTGCGAGGGAATTGCAGTGATTTGAAATCTACGGCAGAATGCCGAAATTGAAAGGAGGGGCTAAATAATGCGCAAAGCATTTTTGCTATTGATGCTTGTTTTCGGGTTTATTCTTGGGGCGTGCGCCACTACCGTGGCAAAAGCCGAACAGAATTACCCGATAAAGATTTGGGCGCAGAACTCAAACGGAAAGTACGAGACACTATGCGTTGTGGATGAAGAAACTGGCGTTAATTACATTGTTATAAGCGGCGAACTGTACCAAAAAGGGATCGGGCTTGGAGTTACCCCTAGGCTGAATAGTGATGGCAGCTTGTACGTAAGCGAAAAGTAATCCACATTTTATGAAAATTGAAAGGAGTTATTTATGAAATACAAAGTTGGGGATAAGGTGCGGATTGTGAGTGAGCGGCCAAAAGATTTCGTATTTTTTGACAAACTGGAAAAATACCTTGGGAAAACACTTACCGTAATCAAGGTGGAGTGGAGTCCGGTCTTAGGGACTTTATACTGGTTCAAAGAGGCAATCATTGAGAGCGGCTTTTGTGCTGGCGACTCATGGGCGTTCAGAGAAAGCTGGATTTCCGGCCTTGCAGAGCCTGAGCAGGAACCCTACACCGTGGAACTCCGCTTTGACGGGATGATTACCACGGCCACGCTGAAACGTGGCGGGCGGGGCGTAAAGACCGCAGAAGCCCGGTGCAATCCGAAGGATACCTACAGCAGAGCGGAGGGCGCAAGGGCCGCTGTTGAGCGGCTTTTTGAGAAGAAGCGCAAGGAAAAAGACAAGCCAAAGGAGAGCAAGCCGAAGGTGGGAGACAAGTTCGTGATTGTAGGGAGATCTCGCTTCCACATGTTTAGCATCGGTGAAACCGTCAGGCTTATTTGTATTTGTGAGCAAGGTAAACGTTACGAAAATTGCCGTGGCCGGGGTCAGTGGGTTTGTGATTCCGACGTTAAGCCCTACAAGGAGAACACCAAATGACACCCAACGAAACGACCCAGCTTCGCACCATGGCGGAGATATTCCGCCGCTTGCGGGAGGAAAACGTCAAGTTGCGGGAATCCTTGGGCATGGAAACGAAGGAAAGCAAGGCGTTTGATGATGAGAACGTGGAACTTTTCGACGTAGTCCACCGAAATCATGAGGCCAGGGGGTGAGAATATGGCAAGCAGAAGCAAGCCCATGGATGCCCGGTGGGAGCCGGTGCCAGAGAACCGGAAGCCGTTCAATATCAAGGAATGCGTTTTCCATGTTCTACCCTATGCGGGGCTGAATCTGGTGCTTTTCTGGTGGCAACAGGCCGATTTGCTGGCAGACAGGGCGGCAGTTCCCGCGATGTGGGTGTGCGCTATCCTGATGGGCGCCGGTATCGGACGGTGCATCAGAGGGCGATAAAGGATACACATCTTAAAAACAGGAGGATTTCTAATGTACGATCCAAAATCAATTTTGCAGATGGCAAGGGGCGCGTTTCAGGAGCGCGTGGATTTGGAGATGGCGAAAGTCATTGATAATATCCTTGACCCCAACACCAAACCGACGCAGAAGCGAAAGCTGACGCTCACAATCGAGTTTACACCGGACGATGATCGGCAGAACATCGGTGTCAGCGTTGCGGTAAAATCAGCACTTGCGCCTACTACGCCCGCGAGAACAACCCTTTGGGTTGCTGGGGATGACAGCACTGGAGAGTGTCAGGTTGTCGAAATGGTGCCCCAGGTTCCAGGGCAGATGTCCATGGACGGAGAAGAGCAGGAAGCCCCCGCGTCTCTGAAAATAATCAAAATGGCCTGATAGGAGGAAAAACAATGTTGAAAGAAGCAATCGAAAAAATTCAGGAACTATGTGCGCCGCACCTGTTCACGTCCGGAAACCATGATTTTATTGCGGACGCAGAAGGTAGCTATGCCGAGGTGAAGCCTGATCTGGAAATTGTAGATAATATCCAGCTTTCCAGCCTCGACGCCATGGTAGCGTTTGTAAAAACGGAGGCGGTACAGAGGTACAGCGCCGTTTATATCACGATTCCCGATCACAAAACGGTAAAGTGCTTCACCCATCCATCTGCGGAGCTGCGTAACAACCGCGAGTACCCGTATACTGCCAATGCGACCGATGTTCCCGGCTGGAATGAGAAGGTGTCCTTGCCGTTTGAAGAGGCGTTGATCGCTCTGCGCACAAGATTCCAGCCCACGGCGGATACGGAGTATGCCTTGAAACTGCTATCCGATATCACCACTGGGAGCAAAGTTACGTACAACGACAATGGCATTGCTACCAGCGTTGTCACCAAGAAGGGCATCGACCTTCAATCCAATGCGTCCATCCGACCCATTATCAAGCTACGGCCTTACCGCACGTTCCAGGAGGTTGAGCAGCCGGAATCTCAATTCCTCATTCGTATCAACGAAAGAAACATTTCTTTCATTGAAGCCGACGGAGGCATGTGGAAGCTTTCCGCCCGGAATACGGTAAAGAAATACTTGGAAAAGGCGCTGGAATCCGAAATTCAGAGCGGGCACGTCGTGGTTGTTCTTTGATAGAAAAAGCCGCCCCCGATGTGACAGCACCGGGGAC